GAAAGTCCTCTGTTACAAGGTAGTGTAGCTCATTAAAACTTTCCTCGGTAGCCTTTTTAGGTATTACCCTTGGGTTATTAGCCATTTCTTTCTCGCTCTTTGCGTTTTCTGTCAGCATCCATTCTTTGGCGTGGGCTTTGAAACCCCGGTGAGTCAAACTCTCCACCTTCTTGTTCTCTAGGAGGTGCTGCTGGTGGCCTAGGTTTAGGAGCCGGCATACGTGGCCCTTCTCTAAAACTTCTAATAGCTTCTCCAATGTCTTGTTTTTTCTTTTTAGTCATTATTCAAGTCCTAATCCTTTTTTAACTATAGCTAGAGCCTTATCGTCTAGATCATTGTCTGTTTGTTCGACTAACTTTTCTAATAAGTCTACGACGAAGCCTTTAAACTTGTCACTTTTTAAAAAAGCCAAAACGATTGGTTTTAGAATTGCTAGCATTTTCTTTAGGTAGTAATGTTTGTATTGGTACTATATCTTGGCACAGGTGGGCTACACGTGTACCGGGGCGTATAGCAAAGCCCCTTTGTTGCAGCTCTGCACACTTCAATGCTCGTACAAGCTCGAAGTCTAGCTGCATTTTTTCTTCTTGACGTTTAGCTATGCGTCTACATTGCTTAAGACCTTCTCTATCCAGTGGTATCATAAAGTTAACTTGGAAACCCCAGTTCTCACTTATAACATACCCGTCTGGATCTACAGGTTCAGTATCGTTGCCCATATAGAACGGGCTAAAAGTCATAGTTGACCCATTACATGCGATGTTTGGGCCGTAGTTTTGACGTGACGATGCTCCGTTATTTTGGAATTGCACCGCCTGATTGGTAACATTACCAGTAGCTGCGGCCACTGGATTGGATGTGTTGTTTGTTTCAGCGTATGCTGGTGTTACTGTGAGAATACAGAGAGCGACGTAGTGGTAGAGTTTATGGTATAGTTTGTTGTGGTATCCCACTGCTCTACTAATCCAGCTGCTCGGGTTGTTGTTTCTAAATTCCATGGTAACGAAGTATCTGTTACTGAGAAGGTTGTACCAGTGCCGGATATATCGGCTGATGGCGTAACATTACTGCCTGACCATGTGGACACTTCAGCACCGTACACTTGCTTTTGCGTAACTTCTGTAATAGTTTGAGTGGTAGTCGTTGTACTGTTCATCGACCCTGTAGTAAACTGGGGAGTGACAGTATTAGCTCTTGCTACTGCGGGTGATAACAGGGCTAAGAGAAGAATTAGTTTCTTCATACTTTTGGTGTATCTTGTTTTTTTGCCATAGGGCATGTAGGTGGTTTACTACCACTAGACTTGCCTGTAGTTAGCCCGAATGTTGCTAGTGCCCCCGTAAAAACGCTGGCTACGAAAGTGATATCAGAGTTACCTGACTTCTTTACCATCGGTATTTCTACATAGTTTAGTGTAATAATAAACCCAGACCAAATAACTACAGTTAGCCGCACAATCGCAGCTAGTATAGCCATCTGCTCATCATGGTCATCTATACCTTCTTTTATTTTTGTAAGGATACCTTTCTTTTTTTCTTCCATTTATCTATCTTGCCTTGTAAGAACTTCTGTACTCGTTTTTTAATTATGTCAAAGAAGGGCTGGGCAAGGGTGGTTGTAGCCACAGCTGCTACCGCCGTAGTTACGGCTGTAACCATAACTTCTGGTGACGGTAGTGGCATCTGTATATCTATGATAGGTATATCTAACTTTCTTGTTTGAGGTTGCACCTCTTTGGTTTCTGCTGGTTGTGTCCCCTCTGGATTGCGAAGATCGCTCGGAGGTACAACCAACGGGATGTAGGATGGAACATCTGCTGTAGGGAGAGGTATTGACGGGGTTTCTATTATTATTGTAGGGATTGAGATGCTTGGAATGTTGTCCATGCGTCTTTCACCTCTTTTGTCCAAACTGCATTACATACAGCTGTAACCTCTGCTGGTTCGTTGCTTATGTCTGAGTCTGGATGTAATACATATCTTTCAAAAGATCTTGTTAACTCTTTGCCATCTTTTTTGATGACTGTTGCTTTACGGACTTGTACGTGTTTGTACTGACCGACAACTTCTATCTTGTCGTATTCTATTGATTCTGTTAATGCCATTAGGATTAATCTCCGATTAAAACAGGTTTAGGCTTAGTTTTAAGACATAGCTCGGTCTAGGGAACGTAATAATGTCCAGCTAAATGAAAATACCTATTATTAGCACCTTGTCCTAAGGCTGAATCATTACCATAAATTTGCGATCCATTTATACGTTTAATTGGTTGGACAATAGTAGAGCCTGCACCTATTAAATAAGAACAACCAGCTTTTTCATTCCAGCTACTAGAAAAAGTACCGTTATCATAGGCTGGATATGCTCCAGATTCCCTGCGTGTTTCGTTTATACTTGTAAAAGGTAAGGTTATTTGTATAGGGTAATTAGCACCTGTTGCTTGGTAAACATAAATGTATATAGTAAAATATACAACATTACCAATTTTGGTATAAAAACCATTTTGATGATGATAAGAAATAGAACTAAAACCCGAACTAAGTGTAGGAGTCCAAGTACCTTCCTCATAATCATCAAGAAGTTCGCTTGTCGCACCTGACGTATTTGAACTGGCACCAAAATTTATACCTTTACCGTTTACTGGTACTATATTACCTGTAAGATCTAAGTCTCCATTTCTGTTAAAAGTAAAAGTGTCAGTTTGAGTCGCAGTACTTGTTTCAGATGCACTAAAAACTATACGGCCCATTCTTCCATCAATAATTATACCTGCATGGCGAAGTGTAGTATTAGTTTTTGCAGTAGAACCTCCACTATTAGCCGTCTGATTAACGCCTATTGTCCAATAATCACCATCTGAGTTACCCCAATTATTAATTGTTAAATTATCACCAGTGCTATTACCAGAACCTTGTATAACTACCTTTTGTGCATTAGTAAGTCCACCTGTACCATGTGAAAATGTGTCACCATCAAAGGTAAGATTTCCTTCAGCGTCTAAAGTTGTACCACCACCACTTGTTATAATTCTGTGGCTACCATCATTGTTTATTGATACACTAGCTGGTAATGACTCAAATGTAGGATCTGCTCCGTTGTTTGCACGTAGGAACTTACCATTGTTAGATGATGTGCCGTGTGGTAATTTTGTTAAATCTACAGCTTGATCTGCAATCTTAGCTGTTGTAACTGCACTATCTGCAATTTTACCTGTAGTTACATTTCCGCCTGCTATTTTGTCAGTAGCTACAGCATTACTTTTTAATTGATTTCCTCCTACTGAGTTATCTGCAAGTTTATCTTGTGTAACTGCATCATCTGCAATCTTAGCTGTAGTAACTGCACTATCTGCAAGTTTAGCTGTAGTAATACTACCGTCATCTGGTACACTACTTGCAAGCCCGTTTGTCTGCACAGCATTACCCATATAACCATGAGCACTGCATTGGTAGTACAAGATTGTAGGTGTAGCATCACCTGTGACAATCTGTGTATAAGCACCGCTAGAACCAGCAGTGCCGTTTGTTGTTACGTTTGTAGTATAAGCTGTAACCTTAGCTGCATCTTTGTAGAAACGTAGTGGGTGCCCACTGTTGCTACCGTCTGCTTGGTCAAACCTATACGTTACGCCGGGTGTGAGTACAAGAAATGGTGCAAACTTACCATCTATCTTGTATCCATTACCAGACCCCTGACCGTTGTATCTGTGTGTTGTATCCTTAGACGCAACAGTCACAGTAAATACTACAGTAGATCCAGTATATAAATTTTGTATCGGGTCAAGGATGGTAGGTTGTATACCCCCACCCTTTACTCTTGTTAGTCCCATAATTATTCTGGTTTAGGATACTTTTTCTTAACAGGATCGACTATATCTGTTTTCCATTTGTCTATACCATTGTGGTATATGTAATCAAGTTGTGTGCCCCAATCTGGATACTCTTCTGATCTTGACCGAGCATACTCTTTATTTTTCCATTCGGTTTCAAGTTCAACTGCTTTAGCTAAAACAATATCGTCTGCTGGTCTGACAAATGAATCATCTTGCCAATCTAATTGGTCGAGATCATCTTCTACCATAATCCATTTAGAACCTTCTGGAGCTAAAATATCTAATGCACGTGCATTGAAAAAATTTACTTTTGACATAATTAAGTAACAGACGCCTCCTGACCTTCTATTTCCATAATTGTAAGTTGTGTTGTTCTGGCTCTAGTTCTAGCTGCTCTATTCTCAGGATTCCATCTGTCGCCGGGTTGTTGAGAAGAGTTATTTCTACTATGCCAACCTATACCAATTTGCTTAGTACCAGCAGTTTGACATACGCTATAAGCTGAATTAACCCAATGAAAATGTAATGAAATTTGTCCGTATGGGTGATCGTGGTTTGCATCATATGGACTCATAAAGTTAGTAGCTTCAAATTGTTGATGCAATCCACTAGAACCTACATTAGATAGGTACATAAACATTCCAGCGTGATAACTTCGCTGATAGCTAACTGGAGTAAAACCAAAAACTAATATACCTGTATCAGAGTGTTCTTTAGTAAAATTAACTTGTATTGGTGTTGCAGAATTAGTATTAGAAAATGATATGTTACGAGTAGCATCAGAAAAGTGAGTAACTTTAACAATATTTGACTTATATTTTTGGGTACCACCACCACTAAAATTAACGCCCATTATTCTACCTCCGTTAAATTAAATTTGTACTTTTTACCAGAACGGTTATTTTTTAAGAACAAGTCTGATTCTCCTTCTTGTATTGTCCAGTCACCCCAAGTACCATCGACATCGTTAGATGAGCCTTCGTTAGATAAGTTAAGGTCATTAGTGTAGACGTTTCTCCAACGATAACCACCACTACCTAGATCATAAGAATTATTAGCTGAAGGTATTACATGTCCATCATGTTCAATTCGAAATCTTGGAGTATTGTTAGTGGCAAAATGTAAAGCATCATTATTAACATTAACTATTGAACAAGGTTTATTAACGCTTGAGTTAGTTGAATATGTATAAGAAGTTGTTGTACTTGTACCTTGTTGTTGAGCTAATAAAAGACCCCAACCATTATTACTGCCGTCAGCAATATTAACTTGGTTATATTGACCACCAACAAAACTTGCAACCGAAGCTGATTGAATATCTGATGTTCCAACACTTAATTCATTAAATACACTAACTCCGTCTGCTCTAGTCTCAAGCTTTTTACTGTTGTCGTAATATAGCTCTACTGCTCCGTTTGCTCGAAATCTAGCACTTGTTTCGTCTGGAGTACCGTTATAAGCACTTGCATATTTAACGTCAAGAAACCCGTACCCACCTTGTTCTCCAATTATATCCCAAGATCTAGATTGAGAATTATTAATCTCATTCCACCTTACCGCACCTGTAGTTGAAGACAAATCTAATCGTGTAACAGTAGCAACTCCTGTAACTGTAGCTCCCAAACTTGTTGTCTCAAGCTTTTTACTCCCATCGTAATAAAGTTCTACTCCTCCGTCACCAGTACAAAGAATAGAATTTTCACTGTTTTTAGCTTGGATACCTATTTGATAAGTGCTTGTCCCACCACGGATATATAAGCCTCCAGAGTGAGTATTATCAATGTATGAATAAGATCCATCATGATAGATTTTTAGATCTCCTCCATTGCCAAATATTGCTTTATCATTATCAGCAAAGTCAATATCATTACCATTACTTTGTAAGTCACCGCCTAGTTGCGGGGAACTGTCACCGACTAGATCTGTGTTAACAGTGTTACCAGATGCCGCTGTGATTCTACCTTGTGCATCAACAGTAATAGAAGGTATAGAAGTTGATGAACCATAGCTACCAGCAGTTACAGACGTGTTAGCAAGTTTTCCAGCAGTCACTGCATCATCAGCTAACTGAGATGTTTGAACCGCACCGTTTGCAATTTTTGCATTTGTGACTGCATCATCTGCAATTTTTCCTGTAGATACTGCACTGTCAGATATAGTACTTGTCTGGACTGAACCGTTTGCAAGTTTAGCATTGGTAACATTAGCGTCTACAATCTTTGCAGTTGTAACTGATCCGTTCTGTAGTATTGCTGTTGTAACTGTGTTGTTACTTGGTGTACCTATTCCGACTGTTGATCCGATGACAGTAACGAAAAGACTAGCACCGTTAGCAGGGGCAGACCCAAGGATAATGTCGTTGCCAACAAGAACGAAGCCCTCGCTTGGTTGGCTTGATCCAGCGTTAGGTTTTTGAATGACTCCATCGACACTAACAATAAGTTGTGCTGCACTTGTAGGTGCATCAGATATTGTAAATCTATAAGCTGTTCCATTTGGTGTTGCACTACCTCCGCCTGTGCTTGAGGAGCTAGATATTGTAGATATAAAAAAGTTACCAATAGCTGTAGCTTCTTCCCATGCAGAGTTTGCACTAGAGTAAACCATAAGCTTACTGTTAGTGGTATCATACCATAGGTCACCGCCATCTAGGGAAGATGTTGGTGCAGATGATGATACTCTGTATCTGTTTGAGAATGAGTTAACTGTAGCACTGATAGCTGCAATATCCGCAGCACTAGCTAGCTGTTTATGAAATGTATATGTATGTAATGTTGTAGTAGTCTGTACCTGTAGTCCGCTACTTGCAGCTAGGCTTGTATTACGTAAGGTTGTAGGAAACCCAGTTATAGTTACTGTGTTACCTGTACCAGCACCGTTAGATATAGTTGCTACGCCAGAGTTGTTGATAGTTATTGCACTACCACTACTAACCTGAGATATAGACACAACAGTACCCGCACCATTGCTTGGATCTGGGTTAGCTGTAGGAAAGCTGGTTTCGTTTGCTATAGCTACAAAACCACCAAGAGCATTAGTAACTGCAAGTATCTGATCGTTTACAGCTTTTGATGTAGGTATACGTGTATCACTACCTGTAGTTAAAGAAGTTTCTAGTGTTATACCGTCAAGCTGATTTAACTCTGCTGTAGTAGCTGTAAGAGCTGTAGCACTTGCTAGGTTTGACGCAGTAGTTGACTGCATACCAGCTAGTGTAGAAAGCTCGCTGTCAGCTATTTTGTCAGTTGTAACAGCGTTGCTTGCTATTTTATTTGATGTTACAGCATTGTTAGCAATCTTAGCTTCTACTACTGCGTTGTTAGCGATAGTTAACGCACCACTACCAGTAACTTCTCCTGTATGTGTAGCATTAGTAACTTTTGCATTATTAGCTGTTATGTCAGAAACTATAGAGTTTGCAAGCTTATCTGTAGTTACAGCATCATTAGCTATCTTAGCTGTAGTTACAGCGTCGTTAGCTATAGTCAAAGCACCACTACCTGTTACGTCGCCAGTGTGTGTAGCGTTTGTAAGTTTAGCAGTGTTTGCTGCTATCTCAGTATTTATAGAGTTAGCTAGTTTAGCTGCTGTTACTGCGTCGTCTTGTATCTTAACTGTAGTTACAGAGTTGCTAGCAAGCTTGTCTGCGTTGACATTACCATTAGCAATTTTTGCTGCTGTTATAGCGTTATCTGCTATTTTTGCAGTTTCTACTGCTGCGTTTTGTATCTCGCTTGTTACAATAAGTTGATTATCTTCTTGTACTTTAAACAGTAGCTGTTCGTTGTTAGCGTTTAAATCTTCTGCCTTTACCGACGACCCTGCTGTGTATGTAGCCTTAGCTACGTCTACACTTGTGTCACGAAATATCTTGATAGCCTGTGGGCTGGTGGGTATATTACCTGATGTAAAAACTACATTACCACCGCCCGTTGTGGTGTAGCTTGTTATGTTGTAGTGTGTACCAGAAGATTTTAGTACATCATCTACAGTAACTTTTATATCAGATTGCTGGATAGACGGAAAGGAAAACGATTTGGTCGCTCCACCATCCCCAGTATAGGTTGCCTGTGTTACTGCCATTTATTTGTATATGTTGAGGATGTTTTGTGATGTAGTACGTTTGTTAACTTGTGCTACTTTTTTTAAGCGTTGCTCTTCAATAACTCTAGCTATCTCACCGTCATCTTTAATTGATGCCCACGCTCTTTTTTTAGCATTTCTAAATAAAGTATCTATAACTCTATTATGGTAATAATCTCTAGCGTTAAATTCACTACGTCTGCCAGATCGTATATCTTCGTACATAAGCTTCATAGATGCTAGTATTTTTTTATTTTTAGCTAATTTATTAAGCTCTAGTTCTAAGTTAAGAGAACCTAACGCTCGCTGAAACTCAGATCTAATGTAAGGATGGTCTGTTAGATTAGTACCATCGGGTGCATAATATGTAGAGGTACGTAGATCATAACCACTATCAAATAAAAAGTTTCTACCTTCGCTTTGATCTAGGTTAAGACTTATAGGACTAACTGCATTATACGCTCTAGTTAAGAAATCCCAATCTTTTAGCGGCCTACCGTTAAGCATATCATACTTAATAGGTAGCTGTTTAGATGTGAGTCCCTCTGTAATTAGGTTTCTGTTACGCACAGACTGTACAACACCTGAGTTTATTTCACGCATGTACGGTGTAAATAATCTACCTAATTCGTTACGTATACCCGCTAGTGGTACTTGGTTATTAATAAGTCCAGACACAATACGACCAGTCTGGCCGGGTCTGCCTGCAAATAAATCAACAAAGGACTGTATACCAGCTAGATATGACTTACTTGTCACAGCCTGAGCTACAACAAGAGCTATTTTACCTAGTTCGTTTTCTGTCCACTCTTCACCCATAAGTTCGCTAGCATCACCTACGTCAGCTATCGTAGACATAATAAGGTTGAACGGCTCAAATGAGTCATAACCTACACGTACAGCACCAAGCTTTATTGTTCTAGGTTCCCATTTACCATCTAACCATAGCTGTCTTTTTTGCCTGTCTACTGGGCCGTTACCGTTAAGATCGCCACGCATCCAAGCTTGTGTAGCCATAAATGTAACAGCAGATCCTATTGCTAATCGTCCTGTTTGTAAAGCACGTGCATTGGCTAGCTCTTCTGCGGTTGTTATACCATACTTAGCTACGCTTGATAAGTCATTAGGATTAGCAAATGCTATGTCGTTAAACTCTTTGACTAAGAAATTAAATCCGGGTGTATACTTACCTGTAAGTGCAAGGCCATTTACACCAGTTCTCGCAAATAAGAAGAACGGCTTAGCTAAAGGTGCAGCACTAAACACATCATTAAGTCCTTTTGCAAAGCCTGTAAGATCTTGTGTTAGTGTTACTTCTTTACGTGCAAACTTAGTAGCTTCGTCAACAATGTTACCGTTAGCGTCGAACACTTGTGAGTAAAAATCGTCTTCGTATGCTCTCATTAACTCTGGTGTTATTCTTGGTGTTTTAATGCCACCATCTTGTAACTCAAGAACTCTACGCATTGCTTTCTCACGCATCTTAGCACGACCTAATATGTACGCAAACGCATCATCGGTTGCAGCCATAATCTTTGTAGAGTATGTTAAGAAGTTTTTGTTATTCATACTTCTTGCCATGTTAGCTACACGAAACGCTGCCTGCTCTCCGGGTGTAGCTCTACCACTGTCTTCTGCCCATCTACGTAGTATCTCCCAGTTATCATCTGCTGCTGTAAACTCTGTAAAACGTGTTTTTATTTGTCTTATGTCACCTTTCCAGTAAGAGTTTAGCTTACTTCTAAATACAGTAAATGATTCTGGTATAGATTCTACCATAGCATTGACCGACGCAAGACTAGATCTAACTGTAGATACATTGCCATCAAATGGTAAACGTAACACAGCACCTAATGCTTGAGCTAGCGGTCTTAAGAATGTTGCAGTAGATGTACCCATAATAGCTCGAGCTGGTGTTTTAGGGCCAGATAGTATACTATGAGTCATTACACCTTCTAGCTCTCTTATCATAGCACCTGTACGTTCAGCACCGCCTTTTTCTAGTGCACCACCAAGTATTGTTTTTCTTGCCCATGCGTCAAAGTCATCAAGTGTGTTAACATTCTCCATCATAGAAAAAGCTTCAAACAAAGCTAATAACATATTGTCATCAGGATCATCTTTAGCTATCTTTAAGACAGACATAATAGAATCTCTAGCGTCAACCATAGCTTCCTGTGTAGCTTCTTCGACAGCCTTCTTGCTCTTTTTACCTAGACCTAACTCTCTAAATGAGTCAGACTTGACAAATCTAGCCTTCTTGGTTTCATACAATGCAGTAAGCATAGTATCTACAAGCTGTTTAGCAGGGCCATCTATGTCTTGTATGTCTACAAGGTCAGCTATTTCTCTACCAGCTACGCCTAAATCACGTACCTGTTTAAGTAATGAACCAATAACTAAGTCTGCTACAACTACATTTTTAGATGTCCAGATAGTCTGACCATCTACAACATCGTTGCTTTCAAATAACTCTTTTAGATATTCTTGTGGTGACATATCTACAGCGTTTCTGCCTTGAGTTATACGCTGATGTGCTTCGATAGCTTCTTTGTATTTATTAACAAGAGCTGTTCTTGACCCCTTAGCTGCTTCTAGTTCTTTGGCAAACTTTTCGCTACTCATCAGACCACGCATAATTCTTTCAACCGTAGCCTCGTCTGTATCGCCTTTTAAGCCTATTCTTTCTCGTTCTACTGGTGTTGTTACAGAACCGGTAGAACCCTCCTCTGATCCCCATTGAGTACGTGTCTTTGACAACTGCTCTCTGGCTTTCTGTGGTTCTACTTCGGATACATGTGCCCCTTGGTGTGGTTGAGATATAGGAGCATTTTTATCTGCTCTAAACTGTGTTTCACCATCACGTAGCTGTGCAATACCAGCTTGTACTGTTTGATCTTCTAGACTTTTATTACGTTTTGTAATCTGTTCTACTACTTTGTCACCACCTTTCTTTAATGCGAAGATTAAGCCTATGCCCATACCTTCTACAATGTTTTTCATTTTCATTACAACAGGGTGGTCAGTATCTTTGGTAGATATTGGTGTATCTATCCAACCATACCTGTCACGTAAAGCTCCTAGAGCGTTTTGTTCGTCTGACTCTTTAGATATAAGGTCAGACACAGCTCCTACAGCTGCACCTCTAACTAGGTTGCCTTTTGTTAGTGCGAGTAAACCAGCTGGTATAGTAACTACACCTGTTGCTGCGGCAGCCTTAGCTGCTGCGACTGTGCCTAAAGCTAATGAACCGAAGTGCACTAAGCCTCGTAGCTGTTTACCCCACCATGTTTTTGTTTCTATTGGATTATCGTATGCACCAAACGGGCTCCAGTCTGGCCTGTATGTACCAGTCTCTTCTCGTTGTTGTTGCATTTCTCCAGACAACGCATCCATGGTACGTTCTGGGAATGTAGCAATAGATGATGCTGTATCTTGAAGTCCGCCAGACAATATAGATTGTCCCTCTTTTATGAGTGCCTTAGCACCCCAGTTTTCAGCGTTTCTAGGATCTTCTTGTTGGTCAAGAGCTACCCGTTCTTCTTGCTGTAACTGTGCCTGAGCGTTTTCAGTTGCATCTAACTGTTGCTGTAACTCATCTGTAAGTTGTTCTGCCTCAGCTGATAAATAATCATCATACTCTTGCAGCCCATCATTTACATTTGAGTAATTTGAATCGGTCATAATTACCCGGGCAAGCTGCCATAAGTTTGTTCAAGTTTTTTCATATTTTCATTTATCTTTTTCTGCTTTTTCTGTTTAGACTTCTGTTCAAACTCGCCATCAGCAATAGCTAGTACAATACCGGGTAGTAAATTCTGAAACTGATTCATAGTTGTACCACGTAAAGCTGGAAACACATCTAATATAGCATTTATTTCTTCTGGCTTTAAATTAATTAATCTGTCCCATCTTTTTTCACCTTCGTCACCTTCAAATACTGTTTGTGTTCCGCCTTTCTTAGCTTGTATAATAGCACCTCGAGCACTGTTTGTTCTGTTAGCTCTTTGTCGTATAAGTGCATACACCATTTGACTTTGTGTGTTTTCGTCAAACTTAGCATCTAGACTAATTTCGCCTGCTTTTACAGCATCTTTTACCTCTTCTGCACTAAATCCATACAGTCCAAAGTTTGAAGCTCCTCTGTTTGCAAACTGTAATATAGTACCAACGGTTAAGGTGTCACCATTCTTAGCTTGAAAACCAAAAGCTGGTTGATAAGTTCCGGGCAAGTTACCTTTTTTTATAAAACCATTTAAGACCCCTCTAGCTTTTTCACCTGTTGGATCGTCTAAAATAGTGGTATATGTTTTAGTTAAGTTAGGTTTAACTTCTAAATAATTTTTATCTTTTAGAGAAAGACCATACTGTGTATCAATTAGTAACCCTGTGTTTTCATCAAGCTTGGGTCTTACTTTTATTAAACCTTCATCAGTTAGACCACCTGTACTAGACAACCTGTCATA